AATATGGCAACAACAGTAATCACAGGCAGGGACGTATCTTTATCTTTCTCGGGATCTTTGGGAACCGATATTGACGCACAAGCTACATCTGCCGTTTTGACAAAAACAAACGATCGTCAAACTTACCAAACACTTGACGGCGAAGCCTACAAAACTACAAACGTAGAAGCTGAGTTTGCATTAGAGATCTTGGCAGACTGGGGCAAAACTAGCTCAGTATGTGAAGCACTATGGACAGCAGCAGAAACACCTGACAATACCTTTACCGTGACTATGACAGCAGCAACAGGCGCAGTATTTGCGTTTGACTGCCTTCCAGAGTTTCCAAGTGCAGGTGGCGCTGGAACTGACGCGCAGACAGTATCCTTCACCTTTAAGGTATCCAAAGGCGTCGTAACAGAAACCTTTAGCTAAACAAAAACAATCGGGAGAACAAATGAAACTAAATATCAAAATAACTACAAACACAGGCGACCAGGCTACTTATGTAGCTGCACCGCCTGAGTGGCGCAAATGGGAATTAGAAACTGGTCAAAAGATTAGTAAAGATCCTTCACTTGGTATTAGCGATCTTATGTTTTTGGCTTATCACGCTATGAAGCGAGAGAATCCAAACAAGGCAGCGCTTAGCCTAGATAATTGGTGTGCCACGGTTGCAGATATTGAGATAGAGGATACAAAACTAAACCCCACCCAAGCGGTAGCCTCGGACGACTAATAGTTGAACTTGCTATCGCAACACGAATACCAATGCAATACTGGGATAATGCAGAGGATATTTTAACCGCATTAGAGATATTGAAGGAGCGTAATGTCTGACGTATCAGTTGAATGGAATAAAGAGGATTTACGTCAAATCATTAGAGCCTACAAAGGAATGTCTGAGGAAGCGCAACAACAAGGTAAATACTTAGGTTTTACTTTGGCTGAAGAAATGGTTGGCAAAATACGAAATGCAGCCACTACAAAACAGGAAAGACGTATTGCCGAAACAGGTAGAGCCAGCAAAAGTAGCAAAATTGGTGAAATGCAGTTTGGCTACAACAGAGTTAGCTTTAGCGGTGGGGCTTACACTTCTAAAAACTTAAAAGGTGCTAGACCGTTTGGTAAAGGTATTTTAGCAGGTGTTGAATTTGGAAGCGATAATTTATCTCAATTTAGGGCTAGGACTGGCAGTCTAAATGGTGGTAACTCAGGGTATTTTATTTATCCAACTTTAAGAAAAAACCAAAAAGAATTTATTGATAAATGGGAACAAGCTTTCGACAAAATACTTAAAGAGGCTAAATAATGGCTGGTCAATCAAGAATCTTTAAATTATCTATTCTTGCTGATACAGATGATTTAGTTAAAGGTCTTAAAAAAGCCGAAAATGAAACAAGTAACGCAGGCAGTAGTATTGGCAACACTTTTAAGAAGGTTGGCGCAGCTGCTGCTGCCGCTGGAATCGCAGCAGGAGCCTTTGCAGTCAAACTAGGCATAGACGCTACTAGAGCTGCTAGTGACTTTAGCGAAACCTTAGCCAAAACAAACGTATTATTTGGTCAAAGTAGTACAAAGGTACAGGCATTTGCTGATACTGCTGCTGAAGCATTTGGACAATCTAAACAACAAGCGCTAGACGCTTCAGCAACATTTGCCACATTTGGTAGAGCTGCTGGTTTAGCAGGTGACGAGTTAGTAACCTTTTCTACAGATTTTGTAGGCTTAGCCTCAGATCTTGCTTCGTTCAATAACACTACACCCGAGCAAGCTATTAACGCCATTGGATCTGCCTTGCGTGGAGAAGCTGAGCCACTTAGACAGTTTGGCGTATTGCTAGATGACGCTACTTTGCGTAACGCAGCATTAGAACTAGGTTTAATTAGCACTACTAAAAACGCATTAACTCCACAGCAAAAAGTATTAGCAGCTCAAAAAGTTATTTACGAACAGACAAGCGCTGCTCAGGGTGATTTTGCTAGAACATCAGATGGCCTTGCTAACCAGCAAAGAATACTCACTGCTGAGTTGGAAAACACAAAGATAGAAATAGGCGAGCAATTATTACCAGTAGCAGTTGATTTATTTAGATTTTTTAATGAAAGATTAGTGCCAATAATAAATGACAGCATAGTACCTGCCTTTAAGCGTACATTTGAAAGGGTTAATGAACTTTGGCAAACAATTAAAATTAACCTATCACCTTTAGTTTTAGATCTTGGTCGTATTTTTGAAACTACTAAACGTATTGTAGAACTATTCAATGATGAAACTAGAAAAGGCAAAAATAACATTGACTTGCTTAATGCCAGTTTTCAAACAACAAGATTTGTCGTAGATAACTTTGTATTAAAACCTTTAGAAGCTGTTTTAAGATTGTATGAATTAGTATTCAAAATTGTTAAAAGTTTAAGTTTATTATTACAAGGAGAGTTTAGACAGGCTCAAGCAGTTTTTAGAGATGAAACTGATAAAAGCACTGTTTCATTAGAAAATCAATACAGAGCCTTAAACAACGTAAATAACGGATTAGCAAATCAATACAGAGAATTACGCAATTTAAGTACCGTTACTCCTGGTTTAACTGGTGGCGCTATTTTGCCACCATTGATTCCAGGTGCCCTTCCACCAAGCCCAAGTACTGGCACTACAAAGCCACCAAGTATTAGAGGTTTAAGTGGCAAAGCATTAACACAATTAAAGTCAGATTTGCAACTAATTAGTCAATTTGGTGGAAAAATTGAGGGTGTTAATACAAGATTAGGCGATCCGTTTTTTGGTTTTGGTAAAGGATTCAACGTTGGTGAATCTATTAGAACTGGAATACCAGTATCAACTCGTCCGCAACCTTCAATAATAAACGTAAACGTAACAGGTAATTTAATTGATCCAGCGGGAGCAGCTCGAGCCATAGCAGACGTGTTAAGAAACGAAAACTCACGCAGCGGTATTTTACCACTAACCTCTCAATTTGTTGCTCAATAATGCCAGCGTACACACCTAACCCAATAGTTTTAATTGACGGCGTTGCTTACACAGGCGACACATTAAACGGCGTAACTATTACTACAGGACGCACTACCGTTGATGAACAGCCACGCGCAGGCTATTGCCAAATTAACTTAGTAACGTTTGATAATAACATTCCCGTGGTTGAAATAGATCACTCGGTACAAGTTGAAATAGATGACACGACTGGCACACCCGTAGTTATTTTTGCAGGGTTTGTGTCTGATATTAACCGTTCGATACAGTCTTATGGTTCAGTTGGTTTTGTTACCACTACGACCATTACAGGCGTTGGATCACTAGCTCGCCTTAATAGACGTTTAGTTGGTGGCTCAGGATATGCTAAAGAGTTTGACGGTACACGAATCCTAAACATTATTGGCGACGCAACAGCTGAACGCTGGCAAGATACTCCAGCAGGCGTTACTTGGGCAACAGTTGATCCTGCTCTTACTTGGCTGACTTACAATCCTTACTTAGGCAACATAGATACGCCTGGAGATTATGAGATAGTCGCTTACTCAGGTGGCGAAACTAATGCGCTTAGTTTAACGACGTTAGTAGCTAACAGCGCTAGAGGCATACTCTATGAAGGTCGTGACGGCAGGCTTAATTATGACGACGCAAGCCATAGAGTGAATGAAGTAAGCACAAACGGTTTTACTACAATTCCAACTAACGTAATACTAGCCAGTAACTTATCTAGCATTGAGCGTATGTCTGACCTAGCCAATGACATAACAGTTACTTACAAAAATAACCAAACAGTAAGCGATACTAACGCAGGGTCAATAACAGAATATGGACAGTTAGCTGTATCTATTACTACCATACTTGAGGAAACCTCAGCAGCTTTAGCGGTCTTAGATCTTTACCTAACTACCCGTGGCTACCCCCGTAGAAGCCTTAGCAGTATCACTATTCCATTACAGCTAAGCAATATGACTAACGCCCTTCGGGACGATCTAATCTTGGTTTACAACGGTATGCCACTAGAGATAAACCCACCCGACACAATTTACGAAAATAACTTTGCTGGGTTTGTCGAGGGCATTAACTGGACAATAAATCAAAATGAAGCGTTTTTAACGCTTTATCTGACAGAATACGCACTAAGCGTACTAGCACAGAATTGGGATCAGGTTTCACCTTTAGAGGCTTGGAATACGGTTTCAGGTACACTAGACTGGGCAAACGCTCAAGTCGTGGCATAAGGAAGGTAATAAATGGCAACAACGCCTAATTATGGTTGGGTCACACCTGCGCCAACAGACTTGGTGACAGATCTCCCAGCTGATTTTGAGATATTTGCAGACGCGGTGGACGCTGATTTAGCAGGTTTGCTAGGTGGCACTACTGGTCAAGTGTTAAAGAAAACAAGCAATTTAGACCACGCGTTTGCTTTTGGAACTGATCCAACAACTGACGTAGTAACTACAGCTGGCGATCTTATTTACGGCACGGGCGCAGACGCGGTTACTCGTTTAGGTATTGGCACAGCTGGACAAGTGTTAGCAGTCAATAGCGGTGCGACTGCGCCTGAGTGGATTGCTGCCCCAGGAGGTTATTCACCCAATTTAGTTTTAATAAATACTGGCGGAACAACTTTAACAGGATCATCAACCTCAATAACTGGTTTATCAGGTTACAGCACTTATCTTGTAGATTTGAACGCTGTAGGAAGCACAAACGCCACCTGTGAGTTTAAGTTAAGAATAAACAATGATACTGCTAATAATTACATTAGAACTGGTAATAGACAAGACGCTAATAGTTCATACAGTGCCGCAATTTTTTCAGCTGATGGAGATAGTGCAGATAACGGCATACAGTTGGGTTACAGTGCTAGTAATGCTTCCTCTCGTCTTAGTGGTAGCGTTTTAATTTTTGGCGGTGACATTGCTGCGCGATCTATTTACATACAGCATACAGGAATGACTAACGCTGGAGGTTCAACTGGCCAAGTAACAATAAATAGATTGGCTACTCACAACAGGGCAGCAGCAATAACTAGTATGCAAATCGTTGCCAGTACAGGCACTTTAGTTGGAACGGTGAAAATCTATGGAGCATAATACGACAAAATACAAAGAGCAAATTGTGAACGCTTTGACAGGTGAAATTACTTGGCGTGATTACACAGATGCCGAAAAAGCAGTAGTGGACGCAGCAGAAGCTAAAGCATTAGAAATAGTAAAAGAAGCAGAAGCCAAAAAAGCAGCGCGCGCAGCCCTGTTAGAAAAACTAGGTTTAACTGTTGAAGAAGCAGCAGCGTTACTAGGCTAATGTTTCCAGTACAGGGTTACACAATAAGCAACCACTTTGGCGTTAAGAACGATCGCTACAAAGCGGGCTACCACACAGGCATAGATATTAAAGCCCCAGGTGGAACGCCTGTCGTATCGGTTAGACCTTGCAAGGTAGTAGAGGTAAGTAACTACCCCAGCTGGGGTGAGTCTTACGGTACTGCGGTTATCGTAGAGTTTAAGAACGGACTTAGAGCTATCTATGCTCACTTATCTAAGACCACAGTCATTAAGGGTCAAGATCTAGCTGAGGGCGCAATGCTTGGCAAGGTAGGCACGACTGGCAACAGCACAGGCAACCACTTGCACTTTGAGCTGCGCGAATCGCCGTTCAGATATGACGATCATTTAGATCCTACTGATTTAATACTGCTGACAAACGAGGATAAAGAAGTAGCCAAGAAAGCAACTGCAAAGAAGGTAGCTAATGCCAAAAGCCCAGGAAAGCCCAAGCCTGCAAATACAAAGGCTACTAGCACAGATAGCAGCCCTAGCGTGTGATGTACCTGCGGTTGCTACTAACTACGTTTTAGTCGTTGAGTACTTTACTGAAACTGGCGATTACTTTGTAGATATGTTAAGTAGTGATGAGCAACCAATATGGCGTACTCAGGGGTTAATGAATTACGCAATAGAAAACCTACAAGATGAGGACAATGAGGACGATGAAATTGACGAGTAAAGAGGGCAAGCAAATTGGCTTAGCACTAAGCGCGTTTCTTGCTGCTTGGACAGCTGCTAGTTATGAAGTGTCAGCACAGGCAATACTTGGATCACTTGCAGCTGCAATTACTGGCTTAATAGCACCTCAAAAGAAGCCATAATGTTTATTGACGCTAATCTAATTCTGTCGTTCGCTACGTTACTATTATCCTTAATGGCGATACTAGGTAGCATAGTTAGAAAACTGGCCAAGATAGAAGCCCAGGTATTACCCAATAGCGGGTCAAGTATCAGCGACAAAGTTAATAGCATAGATAAGCGTTTAGCAGTCCTAGAGGCTCAACTTAATAAATGAAGCGCATACTGATCGTATCCGATCTGCAAATCCCCTACCACGATAAAAGGGCAGTTGCTAATCTGATCGACTTCGTTAAGCGTTACAAACCTGATCAAGTAGTCACTATTGGTGATGAGATAGATATGCCTACTATCAGCCGTTGGACTGCTGGAACAGCTGGGGCATACACAGGCACATTAGCTCAAGATCGTGACGAAACAGTACGCATACTAGAAGCGCTTAAAGTTACAGACGTAATTAGATCAAACCATACAGATCGTTTATTTACCACTATTGCACTCAAAGCACCTGGACTACTTGGAGTGCCTGAATTAGAGCTGCCAAACTTCTTACGTTTTAAGGAGCTTGGTATTAAGTATCACCGCAAGCCGTTTGAGTTAGCACCTGGTTGGGTAGCGCTTCACGGTGACGAAGGCAGCACAAACTCTACACCTGGTTTAACGGCTCTAGGATTGGCTAAGAGGCACGGAAAGAGTGTGGTATGTGGTCACACACACAGACTAGGGCTAACGCACGTTACAGAGGCTTCTGGGGGTGTTTTAGGGCGTATCCTGACAGGCTTTGAGGTTGGCAACCTAATGAACTTTAGTAGCGCCCATTACCTAAAGGCAGGATCAGGTAACTGGCAGCAAGGCTTTGGCATACTTTACGTTGATAACAAATTGGTAACGCCGTCAATGATCCCAGTACATAAAAACGGATCGTTCGTGGTCGAGGGCAAAGTTTACGGAAACTAAAAACCCCCTAGCAGAGAGTCACTAGGGGGCGTCGAAATTGAGACGGTTCCGACACGCCAAATCATAGTGTTTGACTAATCACCTTGCAAGTGTCTGCCATAAGTGCTTAGATCTGTCTAGGCGGTAAATCGCCGCTACTAAGAGACGGAGTAGATATGCTGGAAGCACTACAGCTAGCTTTATGGTTAGTCATTTTATTTATTTGGACTGGCACCTGGTTTGCATTAGGCAAACTAAAGGGTCAATTAGAAGCTGAGAAGTATCAGCAATTACTTGGCGACATAAACCGAGAAAAACAAGCACACAGCAAGATTATTTACGATTGGGCTCGATATGGGCTTTAATCTTGATAACTACGAAACAGTAGCAGAACGCTTAGACGCAGCTCATAAAGAATACCTAAACCTTCGTGTGGTTACTTCCCTGATCCACATAGAACGCAACAAAGAAGGTATGCCTATTCAGTATGTCTGTAAGGCTGAAATATGGATAGGTGATCTGCTGAAGGCAACTGGTTGGGCTGAGGAAATAGTCGGGAGCAGTCCAGTTAATCGCACAGCTGCGCTAGAGAACTGCGAAACATCAGCAGTAGGTAGAGCGTTAGCTAATATGGGATACCAGGGTAGCGATCCTAAAAAAACACGCCCAAGCCGTACTGAAATGGCAAAGGTAGTGCAAATGGTAAAGCCTGAAATTCAGGCAGTTAAAGACGCTAATCCGCTTGATTGGGGTAGCGATCTGCCATTACCACCTGAGCCACTAGATGATCCGTTTGGCGATTGGAATACCTGGACACCTTCAGATAATCCACCTGAGCCTAAAGCTGTAATTAACTCAACCAATATGCCAGCAACACCTAAGCAATTAGGTTTTATCCGCAAGTTATGTTCAGAAAAGGCATTAGACGCTTACGAGTATGCAACTAAAGAGTTAGGTTACAAAGTAGAAAGTCTGAACCAACTATCCAGGGCTAATGCTTCGCAGCTGATTGAGAGCCTTAAATGAGCCTAGAGGGTATGCCGCTTATGTACACGTTACCTAATGACTTTGCTGACGCGAACGAGTGTCCAGCCTGCGTTGGTATGGGCTATTGGCTGAAGTTTGATAATGACAATGGCGAGATTAAAGAAACCAAAGAAACCTGTGATCGTTGCTTAGGTAATGGTCTATTTAGACAAGAAATGAGAGAGAGTGATGATGACAATAAGTGAGAAGTTAGATTCAATGGAGTCAATAATAGCTACAATGATCGAAATGCAACAGCAGCAGCTAAACGCATTACTGGTTATGAAACAGGCGTTGAAAGAGGTGGCTTGTGACTATTACGCCCAATGAACCAATAGAGATAATTCCTAGTCGTCCATATTATGACGATTGGAGTGATGATGATACAGACTGAATACGACCTATTTAACTACCTGAGAAACATAGTCCCTGATCTAACAGCAAGCCCTAATCCTTACTCAGTTTATGACTGCTGGTCTAAACGCTTCAATATGTATGTTGAACTTAAATGCAGGCGCACCCATTACGACAAGCTGCTGATTGAATACACCAAATATCAAAGATTGGTTACTACTGCCTTTCTAGGCAGATATGTGCCATACTATGTATGCTCAACACCAAACGGAGTATTTGCATTTAATCTAATTAACCATAGCCCTGAGTGGGTGTCTGAGCTTATGCCAGCAACTACCTTTGGCAACCAAACCAAGATACCTAAAATGATTGGCTATTTACATACAAGTGAGGCTGAAAAGATATGGGAACTTCCGATTTTAAGATAAGTAGATGTGTGTGCGGTGCGTGGCGACACGCCAATAGAACGTGTATCACTTGCTTAAACTTGACAAAGCATTACACTTCGCAGGCAGCGTCAGCGGCTCCACTAGCCAGGCAAAGCGTCCCGAAGGGCGCTCTATTGCCTAAGCCGAATTAAAGGTTTGTACTAGTGCTTGTGGATATGTTGATAACTATTGCTCTTTACTCACAAAAGCCTACTATTGAACAACCCTTACCTGTGGATAAACGAATAGAACGGTATGTAAGTAGAAGCTATGATCGTACTAATGCCAATTGCGCTTTACGTATCGCATACAAAGAATCAAGATT